GTTGAAAAAGATGCACCTTGGGCATAGAATACTATGACAATAGGGTATTAAGAATGTTATTATTTATGTAATAGTAATAGTATTGAAATTAAGTAAAATTAAATAAACAATTATGAATAAATCATTAAAAGACATTAAAGTCGAAAAAATAACTGAAGAACAATTAAAAGATCTTCAAGGACATGTGAATACAATTAATCAAGCTCAATTACAATTGGGTCAATTAACCTCACAGAAGAGCGCTGTGTTGAACGCAATACCAGCACTTCAAGTTAAATTGAAGGAATTTCAAGATGCACTTGAAGGAGAATATGGTAAAGTAAGTATTAACATACAGGATGGAACTATACAAGAATTACCAAAAGCTGATGAGCAAGCTAATACGTAAGATTAGTGTTGGTAAAGATTATAAAAATGAAGCTATGCATTACGCCGTTGGCCAAGAGGTCTACGGCGGGCATACAATTTGCAATATAATTGAGGAAGATACTAAGTACAGCGTTTATATTAAAAAAAATAACGAGGTGTTACCTTGGAAAGATTTTAATAAAAACATGGCAGTATCAATAGAATATAACCTTGAATATTAATGCGTGCTTTATATAATTTTATAGTTAAGCCAATAGGTAAAAGGTATAATAATGTTGACAAGGTTGGTGATAAGGAATTGATAGTTAACACTGAAATATTCAATCACAAATATATCAACAGAGAAGCAAAGGTTACAGCAATACCTAAGGCACTAGAAACATCTATTAAAGTTGGTGATTCTGTTATTATACACCATAATGTATTTCGTAGATGGCATGATATGAAAGGTGTAGAGAGGAATAGTAGAAGTTACATTAATGATAACATGTACTCCGTTAACACTGATCAAATATACGCATACAAGAGAGACGATAAATGGAAAGCTGTAGATGGTTATTGTTTTGTTAAACCAATAAAAGCATTTGAGGCATTATCGTTTGATAAAGAAGAGCCTTTAATGGGATTAATGAAATATACTGACGAAAATCTAGGAATGATAGAAGAGGGTGATTTAGTTGGATTCACGCCTAGCAGTGAGTTTGAATTTATCATTAATGATGAGATATTATATCGTGTATTAACAAAAAACATTTCAATTAAATATGAATATCAAGGACAAGAAAAGGAATATAATTATAGCTGGTTACAAAGCAGTGGACGAGCTAATAAAAGTAGCTAAAGAAGAAATTGTAGATTCAGATGAAGATATTTCAGCTGATAGATTAAAGAATGCCGCTGCCACAAAGAAGTTAGCTATATTTGATGCATTTGAGATATTAAATAGAATTGAAGAAGAAAAAAATATATTAGAAGATAAACCAAGCGAGAAAAAGGATAACACCTTTTCAGGTTTTGCTGAAAGTAGATCAAAATAATGTACGAACAAACTTTATATAGAATTATTCAGCCAATAAGAATTAACACGCTTAAAAGACTTAATAAAGCAAAGAAATGGGGATATGGTTACAATAAAGAGCACGATATTGTAGTTGTAAGTAAAACAGGTCAAATAGGCGAGATATATGAAATACAAAATTTCAAAGTAGCTTTACCTCCTGTTACTAAGGTTTATAGTAGATCAAAAAAGAAACAAGAACAATATTGGGAACAATTTGAATATCCAAAGGCATTAAAAAATGTAAAAACCATTTTTGACTGGAGAGATTATCCTAATGAACATAAAGATAAATGGTTTGATTATATTAATGAAGAGTTTAACCGTAGAGAGAGTGGGTTTTGGTTTAATAATAATGGTAAGCCTACTTACATTACCGGTACTCACTATATGTATCTTCAGTGGTCAAAAATTGATGTGGGTGCTCCTGAATTTAGAGAATCCAATAGATTATTCTATTTATTTTGGGAAGCTTGTAAAGCAGATAAGCGCGCTTATGGAATATGTTATCTTAAAAATAGACGATCTGGTTTCTCGTTTATGGCAAGTGCGGAAACAGTTAATGCTGCAACTATTTCGAGTGATGCAAGATTTGGTATACTATCAAAGAGTGGTTGGGATTCTAAAAAGATGTTTACAGATAAAGTTGTACCAATATCTGTCAATTACCCGTTTTTCTTTAAACCGATTCAAGATGGTATGGACAGACCTAAAAGTGAACTCGCGTATAGGGTACCAGCTCAAAAGTTTACTAGAAAGAAGCTTCAAACAAATGAAAAGCTGGAAGAAATTGTTGGATTAGACACAACTATTGATTGGAAGAATACTGGTGATAATAGTTATGATGGAGAAAAGCTTAATTTACTAGTACACGATGAAAGTGGTAAATGGGAAAGACCTGATAATATACTACACAACTGGAGAGTAACAAAAACATGTTTACGATTAGGTAGTAGAATAATTGGTAAATGTATGATGGGTTCAACATCTAATGCATTAGATAAAGGGGGAGATAATTTTAAGAAATTATTTAGAGATTCCGATGTAACAAAAAGAAATAAAAATGGACAAACTAAATCTGGGTTATATAGTTTGTTTATACCAATGGAATGGAATTATGAAGGGTTTATGGACAAGTATGGTATGCCAGTTTTTGAAACACCATCAGATACAGTATACGATTTCTATGGAGAACTAATAGATACAGGTGTTATAGATCATTGGGATAATGAAGTTGATGGGTTAAAAAGTGATCCAGACGCTCTAAATGAGTTTTATAGACAATTTCCAAGAACAACTGAACATGCATTTAGAGATGAGACAAAAAATAGTATATTTAATTTAACTAAAATATACGAGCAAATTGATTTTAATGAAGAATTAAATAGCCAAGCGCAAGCGTCTACTGGTAATTTTCAGTGGGTGGGAGGTATAAAGGATTCTAAAGTTATATTTTATCCTGATTTAAAAGGTAGATTTCATGTATCATGGGTACCACCTATAAATTTACAAAATAACGTTGTAACAAAAAACGGTATTAAACATCCAGGTAATGAACACATGGGTGCTTTTGGTTGTGATAGTTATGATATATCAGGAACGGTTGATGGTAAAGGATCTAAGGGTGCTTTACATGGTTTAACTAAGTTTAGTATGGAGGATGCACCTCCAAATCATTTCTTTTTAGAATATGTAGCTAGACCACAAACAGCAGAGATATTCTTTGAAGATATGCTAATGGCATTAGTATTTTATGGAATGCCAATATTAGCGGAAAATAACAAACCTCGTTTATTATATCATTTAAGAAGAAGAGGCTATAGAGGTTATTCAATGAATAGACCTGATAAACTTTGGAATAAGTTATCAGTAACAGAGAAAGAAATAGGTGGAATACCTAATACAAGTGAGGATATAAAACAAGCTCACGCCGCTGCGATTGAAATGTATATACAAGAAAACGTAGGTATGAAACTCGATGGATCACATGGTTCGTTATATTTCAATAGAACATTAAAGGATTGGGCTAGATTTGATATAACAAAAAGAACAAAATTTGATGCAACAATTAGTAGTGGGTTAGCAATAATGGCGTGTAATAGAAATTTATACAAACCAAACGTTAAGGTAACAAAAGATAAATTAAACATTAGTTTCGCGAAGTATACAAATACAAGTGAAAGATCACAAATAATAAAATAATATGGCAAAACCAACGAAAGGTTATTTTCCGAGTCAAGTTGTAAGTGATGCTGAAAAGGCAAGTTATGATTATGGTTTAAAGATAGCAAAAGCAATAGAAAGTGAGTGGCTAGGTAAATCTGGATCAAATAATAATAGGTTAAACTATACTAGGCGCGAGTTTGATAAACTTAGATTATATGCTAGAGGGGAACAAAGTGTACAAAAGTATAAAGATGAGTTGTCTATTAATGGAGATTTATCTTATCTAAACTTAGATTGGAAACCAGTACCTATTATACCTAAGTTTGTAGATATAGTGGTTAATGGTATTGCTGAAAGAACCTACGATATAAAAGCTTACTCTCAAGATCCACATGGCGTATCAAAGAGAACAAAATATATGGAGTCTATCTTAAGTGATATGCGCTTAAAAGATGTAAACAAGTTTGTTCAAGAATCATTCAATTTAGATATGACTGAAAGCAACATAGGTGAACTACCAGGTGATGAAGAAGAATTAGCTGTTCATATGCAATTGTCTTATAAACAATCTATTGAAATAGCACAAGAACAAGCGTTGAATACTTTATTTGAAGGAAATAACTATGAGTTAATTAAAAAGAGGTTTTATTATGATCTAACTGTACTTGGTATGGGTGCTGTAAGAAATACTTACACAGAATCAAAAGGAGTTTGTGTGGACTATGTTGATCCAGCAAATTTAATATATTCTCATACTGAATCACCGTATTTTGATGATATATACTATGTTGGAGAGGTTAAAGATTTACCAATAAACGAATTAAAGAAAGAATTCCCTGATTTAAATAATGAGGATTTATTAGAAATTATACAAAACAATTCTAATGCCACTCGTGTAGGACAAAATACATCGGTTGATAATACAGATAACAATATTGTTCAAGTTTTGTTTTTTAATTACAAAACTTATGCTAATGAGGTTTATAAGGAGAAAATGACACAATCTGGTGGATCTAAATTAATAGAAAAAGATGATTCCTTTGACCCACCTCAAGATGATGAGAGGTTTAAGAAACTATCAAAATCTATAGAAGTTTTATATGAAGGAGCTTTAATATTGGGAACTAAGAAATTAATTAAATGGGAGTTAGCAAAAAACATGCTAAGACCTAAGAGCGATTACACTAAAGTTAAAATGAATTATAGTATAGTTGCACCAAGAATGTATAAAGGTAGAATTGAATCCTTAGTTAGTAGAATAACTAGTTTTGCTGACATGATACAACTTACACATCTTAAGCTACAACAGGTATTAGCGAGAATGGTACCAGACGGGGTTTATTTAGATGTAGATGGCTTAGCTGAAGTGGATTTAGGTAATGGTACTAATTACAACCCACAGGAAGCGTTGAACATGTTTTTCCAAACTGGTAGTATTATAGGTAGATCATTCACTGGAGATGGAGATATGAATCCAGGTAAAGTACCTATACAAGAAATAGCTAGTGGTAGCGGTGGAAATAAACTACAGAGTTTAATAAATACATATAATTATTACCTACAAATGATAAGAGATGTGACTGGGTTAAATGAAGCAAGAGATGCTAGTGTTCCAGATAAAAACGCTTTAGTAGGTGTGCAAAAACTTGCAGCTGCTAATAGTAACACAGCTACAAGACATATCTTGCAAAGTGGTTTATTCTTAACCTCCGAAACAGCAGAGTGTTTATCATTAAGAATATCAGACGTAATAGAATACTCCGATACAAAAGATGCATTTATACAGAGAATAGGTGCACATAATGTTGGCACATTAGAGGAAATGCAAAATCTTCACATATATGATTTTGGTATTTTTATAGAACTACAACCTGATGAGGAAGAAAAAGCTATGCTTGAGAATAACATACAACAAGCTTTAGCTAAAAATAGTATTGAACTTGAGGATGCCATAGATGTTAGGGATATTAAAAACATAAAGTTAGCTAATCAACTTTTAAAAATAAGAAGAAAAAAGAAAATTGCTACAGATCAACAAATTTCAGAAAGAAACATTCAAGCACAATCACAAGCGAATGCACAAGCTCAACAGGTTGCCGCTCAAGCTGAAGTACAAAAACAACAAGCAATGACGCAAAGCAAAGCAGAACTTGGAAAAATTGAAGCACAATTAGAACTTCAGAAATTACAAGCTGAAGCACAATTGAAAAAGGATTTAATGAATCATGAGTTCCAACTTAACATGCAATTAAAGCAAATGGAAGTTGATGCTACGAATAACAAAGAAAATATTAAGGAAGACCGTAAAGATGAACGTACTAGAATACAAGCATCACAGCAATCTGAGTTAATACAACAGAGAAATGATAACAATTCTCCAAAAAATTTTGAATCATCAGGTAATGATACATTAGGTGGTGGTATTGATCTAGGTGTTTTTGATCCTAGATAATTGTTTAATTTTATAAAATTATATTATGGCTAAAAAAGAAGAAGTAACACAAGAAGTTACTAATGAAAAAGCTCCTATGGGAGAAAAATTAAAAGTAAAAGTAAAAAAACCTAAATCACCAAAGCA